GCGGCGAAAGAGAATCCAGCAACGACGGCGTTGAGGGATTGGGACTCGAGTTCACGAGCGACGAGCGTAACAGTTTCAGCAGCAGTAGACATTTTTATATATAGTATCCTGAGATTTTAATCGGGGAGTAAATCTTCTTCTATTAAAATTTTTTTATAATGTTTTGGTTTCATATATCCTTTTAACATACCAACATTTATGGGTTCTATTCCTGAATCAGAACCCGATTCTGTTTCTGTATCGGAATCACTTTCAGTATCAGAACTATCATCGTCATCATATATCTTAAAATGTTTAGACGTTCCTTCATATCCTTCAGGTTCCGATATGTTCATTACTATCTATAGCATTTTTTAACATTAATTCTGACGGATTTTTTGGTTCCCATGCATCCCAATTATCATACGCCATATTCATTTTGACAAACTTATATTCGCGTCCTGTGTATCGCGTAAAAGGAATTTCTTCATCTTCAAATTCAATGTCGTCGTCTTCGTCTTCTTCATCAGAAGATTCTTCATATATTTCTGGGAAATATGTTCCCATTTTCTTACCAACTTCGTTCATGGCACAATATTTCATGGCGTATTCCAAATCTTCACCGAGTACCATATCTCTACCAGAAGCC